TGAACTTACAATTTCTGGGTTGACATCAGCCGCATATACGGTTACTAAAACTTTTGCATCGGGTAGTGAAGGAGGTGGCTCAATTGATTCATCAGATTGGGCAACGGCATTGAATGCTTATGACGCCACCCCACAATCGCTAATCTTTAACTTAGTTGGTCAAACTTCTTCCACGATTGTAAACAACGGAATTAGCAAAATGGTTTCTAGAGGAAATTCATTTTTGGTTGTGGATACACCGCTAGCAGCAACTACTAAAGCTTCTTTGTCAGCAGCCGTTGCAGGATACACACAGTCAAGTTATGCAGCCGTTTACGGACCCGCCCTTAAAATGTATGACCCAACTAAATCAGGTGCTGCAGCAATTCGCAATACCTTTGCAGGCGGAGCCATTGTTGGTGCAATTATTCGTTCTGAAGTTGCACGAGGCGTTGCTAAAGCCCCGGCTGGTTACGGTCTGGATTTGCGCAACGTATTTGGCCTTGTGGCAACACTTACTGAGGCAGAACAAGGTTCTCTGTACAAGACAGAGCAACTGAACGTGCTTAGTATTGTTCCTGGGGTTGGAGCTATTATTAATGGTTCTCGTACCCAAGCTAAAAACACGGCAGATAAATTTATCACTGTACGTCGTTCTCTTAACTTCCTAAAACAAACACTTAAAGATTCAACTGCATACGCTTTGTTTGAGCCAAATGATCCTCGTTTGTGGGAAGCCCTTACAGTTAAAGTTTCATCAATCCTTACAACATTCTGGGGGTCCGGTGGTTTGAAAGGTAAAACTACTGGCGAGGCTTTTTATGTTGTATGTAACTCAACAAACAATACGCCTAACTCAGTAGAAAACGGACAAGTAAACATTCAAGTTGGTGTAGCTTTGCAAACTCCAGCGGAATTCATTGTAATAAACATCAGCCAGTTTACTGGCGGATCAACAGCAACTTCAATATAGGAGATAAACATGGCAGTTAATTCTGTAAAAACCACAAGAACAGATCCACTTCGTAACTTTAAGTTTACGGTTAAGTTTGTTCCACTTGATACCGAGCTTGAATTACTTACAAAGGGAATTGGCGATTTGGGTTTTGCCCAAATGGGTGGGCTTTCGGTTCAAAACGAATTGATTGCTTATCGTGAAGGTGGCATGAACACTCATCCACACAAGATGGTTGGTCAATCAGACTTCCCGCCAATCTCTTTTGCACGTGGGGCTTTTGCCGAGCAGAGTTCTTTATACCAGTGGCAACGCTTTATGCACGCATGGCTTGGCGGAGGTGTAGAAGGAATTGCTGGAGGTGCTGCAGGTGATGGAACAAACTATCGTTGCAACATTATTGTCAAAGTGTTTGACCACCCGTACACTGCAAGTGGAGTTCAGTACCAATACAACACTGACGGCTCCAATCCAGTTGTTCCAGGAACCCCAAAGCTTGCATTTAAGATTTTTAATGCATGGCCTGGTGCTTACGGCCTCAGCGATCTTAACGCTGGTGACAACGGTATTATGATTCAACAATTGAACATTCACCACGAGGGTTTTCAGATAGCCTGGACTCAAACAGAAATTGATGCAATAGCACCATCGAATTAATAACAAGTACAACATAGGAGCACAAAATGAATACTAAAAATGATGCTGCAGCTATAAACGCGGCTATTGCCGACCCTGTTCCACGCATCCAACCTACACCAAACACTACTGTTGAGTTGTCTCGTGGCGCCTTCAATGACGAAACTAACGAGTGGGAAACCACTACCGTAGTGAAGGAACTTACGGGTGAGGACGAAGAGGCTTTAGCTGCGCTGGATGCTGACGGTGATCTTTTGTATGCTCAATACATGTCAGCTTTGTTAAAGCGAAGCGTTGTATCTATTGGCAACACCAAAGTAGCTGAGAATCAATCAATAATTGATGAGTTAATTTTGGGAGATCGTGACACTTTGTTTTTAGCAACGGTAACTGCTACTTATGGAGATCATCGTGAGTATCAAATAAATTGCCCTCATTGTAAAAAATCAAATGATGTTCTTATTGATTTAAACGCATTCCCAGTAAAAGAAACAAAATTAGATCCAAAATTGCCCATTTCTATAACCCTACGCAACGGCGAAACACAGCAGTTCAGATTGGTAACTGGTGGGGACAGTCAAGCTGTAAGTAAAAAAGCAAATAGTGTTCCTGAACAAAACACAACTTTAATTGCACGATGCGCTTTGTGGGGAGGTAAAGAAAAACCAAAGGACGTTGAGAAGTGGGCTAAGAAACTTGGCATGAAAGATCGTGCCTTGATTATTGACAAGTTACTTGAAGCACAACCCGGCCCAGAAATCAAGGAGGTGGAAGCCCACTGTGCCCATTGCGAGAAACCGTTTCCAATCGCACTAAACTGGGCCTCCCTTTTATTCGGCTAATATAGTAGTTACATATTGGGACTACGATTCAATTGCATCTGTTTACAAGGGCTTTTCGCTCAGTGATATAAAATCGATGACCGTGCGTCAGCGCACCTATTGGTCAGACATGAGTAAATGGAGAAAATCGGGGTAACGATGGCAGAGAAAAACCTAGGTGATTTAAAAGCCAAGTTTAAAGTCGACGTTGACCAAGTTACAAAACTGGTCAAGGGCGTTTCAGACATGCGCAAAGATTTTACCGCCATGGAAACCTCGTTAAAAAAAGTAAACGATCAGTTAAACAACGTATTTAAAAATTTAAATAAAATTAAAGGGGTAGGAGGACTTTCAGGAGGTATTGGAGGAGGACCAACACCAGCGGGTGGTTGGCCCCTTCCTTTAGGTGACCCTAAGGCACAACCTTCATCGGTTACTCAAAACCAGACTGTGAATATTCCCGCCCAGGAAAAACTGTTTTTAGATCCACCGGGTGGTGGCGGTGGAGGCGGTGGTGGAGTTCCATTAGCGAGAATGTCAAGAATGGGAACTGGCATGACTATGGCTGGTCAAGCGATTGCTGCCGCTATTGAAGTGATGAACCGAAGAATGGATTCTAACTATGATCGTTCGTTAGGTGCCGACAAGTTAGGTGTCTACTATCAACAAAACAAAGGCATTTCTCAACAAAGTTATGTTGACACTATGCGACTGCCGTTGGCCAATCAACGACTGGGCTACGGTGGCATTAGCACGATGCTTGCATTGCAGGCATCAACTGGCCTCAAAGCCGACCTTAACGCATCTGGGTTTGCTGCACAAAGAGCGTTATCTGGTTACTCAATAGGAACAGATCAACTTGCGCAACAAGCCGCAACGCTTGCAGGGCCTGCCGCCAACAATCGTATGACCATGATGTTGGGTACTGGTATGTACGGTCTTGGTGGAAAACAAAGATCATCAATGCAGGTAATGCAAGATGTGATTCAACGCACTGGATTAACTGACCCTAATCGTCTTAAAGGCGCTCGTCAACTTGGATCAAACACACGTGCGATGCTTCTTGCTTCGGGAGTTCCAGAAGACATGGTTGACCAATATTTGGACTACGCAGAAGCAAACAGCAATTTCCAAAAAAAGACTGGGTCAAAATCAATGTACGACCCTTCTACATTAAAAGACCGAAAAGTTATGGGCATTGAAGATAACTTTGCCACCCAAGCTGAGGAGACTGCCAGGACAAAAGAACAACGAGACGAAAACTTTTACAATAGACAAAAAGATAATTTAGCTCAGTTTGAGAAAAACATTCAAGCTGTTACTGAAGCGCTTGGCTACCTTGAAGACAGGTTAAGTGGAATTGTTGGCACCAACATATCAACACGAGGAAGTATCTTTAGAAAAGCTGGGGGAGCAGCAATGATGGCAGGTGGCGCAGCACTTGCGTTCTTTGGTTCTCCAACTGGTATTGCTATTCCCGCGGGAGGAGCATTGATGGCAACTGGTGCCGCCATGATGGGTGACCCTGAAAAATCAACAAAAGCTCCAGCTGGTGCAGGCGGAAGCATCCTGTACGGGTATAGCAAACCGCCAGAAAGAAAGAGCATAGGAGAAGTTCAAAACACTGCAGGATTTAGAAACTTAAATGCTACGTTTAAAGATCGTTTGTTAAGAATGTTTGAAGCCAACCCCGCAGTGGGACTTGGGTCAGGACATCGTTCAGAAGCAGAACAAGAACGTTTATTTTTGTCACGTTATTCTGAGGTAACCGACGGGAGCAAAGGCGACGCAACGTACAAGGGCAAACAATACAAACGCCATACTGGTGCAGCGGTTGCCCCACCAGGAAGGTCAATGCACGAAGTAGGTTTAGCTGCAGATTTGGTGGGAGACCTAGACTGGGTTGCCAAGCATGCTAAAGAATTTGGTCTAAAAACAATTGATGGCCTAAACGAACCTTGGCACGTTCAACCAGCCGAACTTCCAAACTCGCGTTACGAATGGGAAAAACAAGGTTCTAAAATGGGTCATCCTTCTGATGCATCTAAAGGAGAAGTAGGTACCGATCCGTCGACAGGTGGTCCAGAAGGTGTAAACGTTGTTGGCGATAAAATTGTTAAAGGATCGTCGCTTGCTGGTGCGGTAGAAACGTTTAACCAAACATCTATTGCAAGCATTGTAGGTGCTGGTGCACAATACGATGCTATGGATGGTGGAGGAACAAGCAGCGTTGCTTCAAAAGCAGCTTTAAATGAAAGCCCTTCATCTACCCCAACCTCTAAAGGGTCTGGTGTGTCTGGAACAATGGACCCAGTAGAGATGGCTCAAATAATGTTGCGCAGAAAATTCCCTAAAGAATCAATTGCAAAAATGTTAGCAATTTCTTACAGAGAATCTCGTTGGCAACCTGGTGCTCGTAAAAATGATGATATTGAAGATTCCTTTGGTTTGTTTCAAATAAATATGAAAGGAAACTTAGGCCCTGTTCGTAGAGGACACTATGGCTTATCCAGCAACGAAGAATTGTTTGATCCAATTATGAACATCAAAGCTGCTCGCATTTTGTTTGGAGACGGTAGGGGTATTAAGCACTGGGGCATTGACGGAGATCCTATGCACAACACTGCAGAGGGCATGCCTAAAGCAATCGCTGCGGCTCAAGCTGTGGGCATAGATAGCATTGGCGACCCTACATTTTCTGAACCAACCCGTGGCGGAGGCAATGTAACTGTTGGTGGAGCAACAACAGTTACTATCGCTCCAAACATCTACATAACATCATCTGGTAGCACTGCATCAGATGCTCAACAAATGGCGCTGGAGTTGGCTAGGTTACTGGACAACAATCTTAAACGAGAGTTGCTGAGGAGCGTGTAATGGCTGTCAATGAAGATGCTGAAAAACGACAAGCAAAAGCTGATGTTCAAGTTAACCTTGAAAAACTTAAACAATACGGAGACGCCTATGGCGCCGCTCTAGGACTACCAACAGCGTCTTCTACTTTTAAAGAACCTTCAGGCAGTTTGCTGGACAATCCACCTTTTATATTTCCCGGACCACTAACAACCATTGCAGTAACTGGCAAACAATATAAACCTAAACGAGGGTATATACGCAGGCTAAACGAGTTCTACGCACGCATGGGTCCAGAAGCAAAATCCATTACAGGTCGTCGTTGCAATTTTCAATTTCAACCAGAGACAATAGTTCGTACTGTTAGTGCGCAAAGCACAGACACTCAATTCTTTTTTAATCAAGACCCAGCACAATTAAGCGTTCCAATTCCAGGACAGTCAAATTACAACATAACATTAATGTTCAACCGAGAAGCAGAGGTTGCTTCTGGAAAATACACAAACAATTCTGGAAAAATGATAAAATCAAAAAACCTTAGAAGCAGTACCGCAGAACTGGATGTAAACCAATTTATTACTGGAGACTATCAACCAGAGTGGGTTTGCAGCATTGGAGTTCTTGCAGACATTATGGTACTAGACGGAGTTATTGGTCAAGGAATTAGCACTGAAACTATTAGAATATTAAACACAATTAGTAACACCCAAGCCGCAACTACGGCAACAGATAGCACCGCAACAGAAGAACAAAAAAAACAAGCTCAAGATATTTTAGAAAAAGAATCTCAAAAAGTTAAATACTGGACACAAGACGCGGCTACTAATCCAAACCTAGGAAACACAGCGTTTTTAGTACCAACCCCTGTACGAATAATGTTGTCCAACATGATGATGATTGAAGGTTTTATTTTAACCAGCTCAGTTAATTTTCACAAATTTTCAAAACACTACATACCAACACAGTGCCGAGTGGATTTAACCGTTCAGGCCTTGTACATTGGTTTTGCCAAAAATCAAACTTTACTAACCCAAGACACCCCTTTGTCCTTAACTAGCGGCGGCTCTGGACCTGATGAAGTAACGGTAAAAGAAACAGATAAAAACATACTTCAAAAAACGCAAAGCGGAATAGATAGTTTTTTTAAAAATTGTTTATTTAACGAAAATCTTATTCCAAAAAACGCTATTTTCCTTACGGGAACACAAGGATTTACCACTGGACTGTTTCAAAGTAATTTCTTAATGTCCATAACTGATACAGGAGAAACGTTCTATTCTGAATATACAAGTGCTAATGGTGGAGAAGTTACTTGGTTTTGGGAAGCAACAATTAAAATGTTCTGGTATTCAATGGCCATTAATCAAGCAAATAATCGTCAGACAGGCGTGGTTGCCGCCCCCGCTGGGACTACTTACCGAAAAGTTACAAAAGACGACTTTTTGCCCAATGGTGAACTATTCCTTTTAAAAGAGTGGGGTACTGAAGAGTCTCCGCTTATTATAACTGCTTCGGGAATAGGTGCTAAAGATATAAACAGTTTTGGGCGACAAGATCGTTGGTGGCTACAAGGTGCCGAAGGTGATCCTAATAACAACAAAGCTAAGTGGACTTTTTCACCTCCAACTTCGCCTACGTACAAAAGACCATTTCATGCAGAAGAATTTAGGTTCCAATTGGAAGTAACAATTTCCGCAAAACGTTACGGTGCAGATTATGTTTCTAAACAAAAATTTAAATTGGATCAAGTTCGCCCTATAGTACAAGAAAAAGCTCTTTCGTCAGCAATGATTCCGACTATTTAATTATGGCTATTTTTTCAACTTCTAGATACACCTTTAGTCAAGAACTAAAAACTGACGGCAAAGTTTTAGCCAAACGAAAACTACCTCAACAACTAACTTATCAAATGTATATTGTGCGACCAGGCGACACTTTTGAAAATTTGGCTGCTAAAATTTATGGAGATAGTTCTCAGCATTGGCGTTTGTTAGATTTAAATCCGGAAATTGAATTTAACAA